AAGGCCGCTGTACAGGGGCGCAGGTCGGTGAAGCTCTCCGCTTCTCAGGTCGCCATGGCGAAACGTCTCAACGTTCCGCTGGAAGAATACGCGAAATACGTGAAGGAGTGAGATCATGACCGACAGAGCCCCGCGCGAGAGCGCAACCCGCGATAACGAATCGCGCCGCAAACCTTGGGCCCCGCCCAGTGTCCTTGACGCCCCGCCTGCGCCCGAAGGGTATAAGCATCGCTGGGTCCGCTCCTCGATTCGAGGTGAAGAGGACAAAGGAAACGTGTTCAACCGCATGCGTCAGGGCTACGAGCCGGTCCGCGCGGAAGAGCATCCGGGATACCAAGCACCTACGATTGAGGACGGCAAGCATGCTGGGGTCATCGGAAACGGTGGTCTGATTCTCACTCGTATTCCTATCGAGACAGCCCAAGAAAGAACCGCGTATTACGGGGGCCGGACCCGCGAACAAATGGAAGCTGTTGATCAGGACCTGATGAAAGAGCAACATCCGTCGATGCCGATCAATCAACAACGGCAAAGTCGGGTATCTTTTGGCGGACGTAAAAAGTCCGACTGACAAGGAGCAACGTTATGCCTAACTCTTCTGGTGCGTTCGGGCTTCGCCCGATCAACCTCGCGGGTGGCGCTCCCAACAGCCAAGGTACGAACGCGTACTTTATCGCTTCGGGCGCTTCTGCGATCTACAACGGTTCCCCGGTCATCGCGGTCAATGGCGGCGATATCGCCATCACTGGCTCGGCTTCCGGCGACACCTACAAGCACATCGGCGCATTCGCAGGCTGCGAATACGTCTCGTCCGTGACTGGAAAGAAAACTTGGTCGAACTACTGGCCCGGTTCCGGCGCGAACACCAACTTTGACATCGTTGGGTATGTCTATGACAACCCCACCCAGCGCTTTGTCATCGCCACCGACGCGACGTTCACCAACCGGGCTACCGCCCGTGCGGCGATCTTCGAAAACACCCAGTTTGACTCGGGCACTTCGGGCTCGACCACCACGGGTCAATCGTCGGCTTCGATGGACGTAGCTACGCTCGATGCTTCGAACGCGTCGCTTCCGCTCAAGATTCTCGGCATCTATGATGATCCGACCAGCCAAGACTTCGCGGCTGCAGGCATTCAGATGATCGTGATGTTCAACAACCATGCACTCCTTCAGGCTGATTCTGAAGGCACGGTGGCATAAGGAGACCTGACCTATGGCAATTTCGCGCGCACAACTTGCGAAAGAGCTTGAGCCCGGTCTCAATGCTCTGTTCGGCATGGAGTATGCTCGGTATGAAAACCAGCATGCTGAAATCTTCACCACCGAGTCCTCGGATCGTGCATTCGAGGAAGAGGTTATGCTGTCCGGGTTCGGCGCAGCACCGACCAAATCGGAAGGTTCGGGCATCTCGTATGACGATGCACAGGAAGCCTACACCGCTCGGTACAACCACGAAACCGTCGCGCTGGCCTTCTCGATCACCGAGGAAGCCATTGAGGACAACCTGTACGACCGCCTCGGCAGCCGTTACACTCGTGCCCTCGCCCGCTCGATGGCTCACAGCAAGCAGGTGAAAGCCGCTGCCATCCTGAACAACGCCTTCACCGGCGGTGCTTCGGCAGGTGGTGACGGTGTGGCTCTCTGCGCCACCAACCACCCGCTGGTAAACGGCGCTACCTTCGCCAACAAACCGACGACCGACGCTGACCTGAACGAAACCTCGCTCGAGGACGCTCTGATCAACATCGCTGGTTTCGTTGACGAACGCGGCCTGAAAGTCGCTCTGCGCGGCACGAAGTTGGTGATTCCTCGCCAGCTGCAGTTCGTCGCAGAACGCCTGATGGTGTCGAACCTCCGCGTCGGCACCGCCGACAACGACGTGAACGCCATCCGCTCGATGGGCATGCTGCCGGAAGGTTATGTGGTCAACGACTTCCTGACCGACCCGGACGCCTACTTCATCAAGACGGACGCACCGCGCGGCTTCATCCACTTCGAGCGCACCCCGCTCTCGACCGGCATGGAAGCTGACTTCGACACCGGCAACATGCGCTACAAGGCCCGTGAACGCTACTCGTTCGGCTTCTCGGACCCGCGTTGCGTGTTCGGTACGACCGGCGCTTAATCCTTTGCAACGCCTTCGGGATTGCAGTGAAAGGTCCACTTCGGTGGGCCTTTCTTTTTGACTCCACCCCGTGTAGACTGCCGCAAAGGGTAACATCAGCCGCGCAGACAGGATGCCCTTCCTGACGTTGCACAGACTGCGGGGCGAAACCTTGTGCAAGAGGAAAAGGCCATGGCCAATACCACGTTCAGCGGTCCCGTCCGTTCGCAAAACGGCTTCCAGACCATCTCCGTCAACCCCACCACGGGCACCGAAACCGTCACCGGCTCGTTCGGCTTCGGCATCGCAAACCCTGCAGGCGCTGGCATCACCGGTGGTACGGGCACCGTCTACGAGACCTCCGTTGCCCGCAACAACGGCATCGTGACCACCTCGATCATGATCGACCTGACCGGCCTGCAGTCTGGCGGCACTGCTGGCGACATCATTGGTACTAACGGTGCGGGCGTGGCTTACATTGCTCGGGTCACGACTGCCGATAACGGCACGGTCTTCGGCGTTCGTATGACCTGCTATGAGCTCCCGGCTGGCGGCGACACCGACATCGACCTGTACTCGGCCACCGAAGGAACGGGCGTTGAAGACGTCGCAATCTCGACCTTGACCGAAACCCAGATCATCAACTCTGGCACTTTGGCTTTGGGGTCGGCCGTCTTTGGCACCGACATCGCTGCCAACCAGTACCTCTACCTCGTTGGTCAGGGCACTTCGAACGCGGCTTACACCGCAGGCCGACTGCTGATCGAAATCTTCGGCTATGACGCCTAATAGGAGGCCCTGATGGCCGGTTCTGATACTAAGTCAAAGCGGGTCACGGGGACAGGAGCGCTCACTGTTGGGCGCTCCCGCCTTCGCCTGATTGTTGCTACGACTACTGCGGTTGGCGCAGGTCGCCTAACCATCACCGACGGAAACGGCGGCAGCACTCTTTTGGACGTAGACCTCGTGGCAAGCACCACGCACAACGTCTACATTCCGGAGGAAGGCATCCTGTTTCAGTCTGACATGCACGTGTCGGCAGCAACCAACATTTCTGCCGCTACGTTCTTCTGGTCCTAAGGGGTACAAATGGCTCGGGAATTCTCCTCCATCTCTCGGTTCGGAGCGACCGAGCCGTTTGAACTTCAGGTCGCTCGTGGGCAGATCACCGCGCACCGGAGTGTGACAATCTTCGGGTACAACCCCGATGTGGACACCGCCCGCGTCACTGTTTGGCCCTACACGGGGGTCATCCCTCTTCCGGCGGCGGCGTTGCAGATGAAGGTCAGCTCCTCGAGTGCCAACGACACAGCCAACGGCACCGGGGCCCGCACGGTCTATGTGGCTGGGCTTGATGCCAACCACAACGAGATCGAGGAGATCGTCACCCTGAGTGGTCAGACGGCTGTCCTGACGGTCCAGTCGTTCCTGCACATCAACCAAGCATACGTTGCGACGGCAGGGACAAGCCTCTCCGCCGAGGGCGACATCTACTTCGGGGATGGAACAGTCACAGCTGGCGTCCCGGCCACGGTCTATGACCTCATCAAGTTTGACTACAACCAGCGCATCACCGGGAGCTACACGGTCCCGGCGGGGTTCACCGCCTATGTGGCGCAAGGCCTGTTCTCTGCAGGACAGCCGGGCGGCTCGGCGCAGGTTGCGGGGCGTCTGCTGACCGTTGCACAAGACGGCATCCGCCGCACCGCGGCAATCACGACGGTCAATAACGGCACGGCCGACTACGCGTTTGAGTACCCGATCCGAATCCCGGAGAAGACCACTCTGGAAGCTACCGCACAGGGCAGCTCAAACAACAACGAGGCATCATCTCTCTTCATCCTGCTTCTGGTGTCAAATGGCTAAGAGCCCCGCATGGACCCGCAAAGAGGGGAAGGACCCCAAGGGTGGCCTCAACGCCAAGGGCCGAGCTTCGGCTAAGGCCCAAGGCATGAACCTGAAGCCCCCGGCTCCGAACCCGAAGACCAAGGAGGACAAGGGCCGTCGCGCGTCCTTCTGTGCCCGAATGTCTGGCATGAAGAAAAAACTGACGAGCGAGAAGACCCGCAACGATCCGAACAGTCGGATCAACAAATCGCTTCGCGCGTGGAACTGCTGATATGAACCGTGGAAGCATGACGCAACAGATTTCCGAACCCGGAGGGAAGAGGATGGCAAAGACCGGCTTGTATGCTAACATCAACGCCAAGCGGAAGCGCATCGCCGCAGGCTCTGACGAGAAGATGCGGAAACCGGGAACCAAGGGCGCACCTACCGCGAAGGCTTTCCGCGAGTCCGCCAAAACAGCGAAGGGGAAGAAGTGATGAATTACGGCAAGAAGGGCGGTAAGGGCTGCTCGGCTGACATGATCAGCCCGCGCAAGGCTATGGCTATGGGCATGAAGCCCTCGGGTGCCAAGAAGGGCGCTAAAAAGGGCGCGAAATAACCCATGACCACATCAGGGACGCGCGACTTCAATCTGGACGTCGCGGAGATCATCGAGGAAGCGTATGAGCGCTGCGGGCTTGAGGTCCGCACGGGCTATGACGCGCGCACTGCCCGTCGGTCTCTGAACCTGATGCTGGCAGAATGGGCCAACCGCGGTCTCAACCTGTGGACCGTGGCCGAGGGCATGTTCACGGTCACCGCAGGCGATCCGTCCTATGTGCTGGCCGCCGATGTTGTCGATATCCTCGACGTCATCGTCCGTCGCAGCGGGACGGACTACGAGATGGATCGGATCAGCCGGACGGAGTACTTCACCCTGCCGAACAAGACCACGCAGGGTCGGCCGAGCCAGTACTTCCTTGATCGGACGATCACCCCGACGATGTATGTCTGGGCGGCTCCCGAGAACTCGACGGACCAGATTCGGTACTACTACGTTCGTCGTATGCAGGACGCCAATTCGCTGACCAATACGAACGACATCCCGTTCCGCTTCCTGCCTTGCATGGTCGCTGGCCTTGCTTACTACATCTCGATGAAGCGGTCTCCGGAGCGCACGGGGCTGCTGAAGGCGGTCTACGACGAAGAATTCCAGCGGGCGGCGGACGAGGACATTGACCGTGTCCCGCTCAAGCTGCAGCCCGGCAGGCCTTACCTGAGAGGCTAACGCATGTACGCAACAGGCAAAAAGGCTTGGGGCATTTCGGATCGCTCTGGCGTTCGATATCGCCTGCGCGAAATGCGAAAAGAGTGGACCGGGGCGCTGGTGGGCCCGGATGAATATGATCCGAAGCACCCGCAGCTGTATCCGCCCAAGGTGTCGCCTGACCCGCAGGCCCTCAAAAACCCCCGCCCTGATCCGGAGGAAGGTCACGTCTACGTCTCTGTGGGCAATACTGTTTTCCCGCCGGTGGCGATCATCTACCCGATGGTCGTCGGTCTCGGCTATGTCACAGTGGAGATCACATGAGCTTTACATACGGCCAGCTGAAACAGGCTCTGCAGGACTAT